GCGTCATAGAAGTCATTAGCGGTTGGAAGTGCTGATTGCTCAACAATGATTGCACCTGCTGGGCAGTCTTTAGCTAATACAGCTTCAATGCTGATTTCGCCTGTGGGGATGCAGGTAGATACACCACCGTTAGAGTTTGAAAATATGATTACTTGTGACATGGTTTATCCTTTAAAAATTATCTAAATATAGAAATAGAAATTAAATCTTCATCTTGCAATGTTGATGCATTACCAAAAGTTCTAAATCGCATTGCACTTGTTGTTTGTGTTGAATACGGATAAGGACTTAATGCTACTGCATTAAATGTTGCACCAGCACCAGCAGTTCCGCAAATAGAATAATTAGTATCAGTTAAAGCGTTAGTAAAGTTAACTGTGTAATCGCCTGTTCCATTATCTGTAATAGAGGATACATTGTAAGAAGCACGAATAGCAGGTGTCCCAGTTCCATCAAAATTTACCCAAGCAACACAAGGTGCTTTAACTAAATTAGTTGCAGAAGTGCTATTAGTGCCATCTGAAAGGGTTGTTATTACGAGTGTGCCAGCCATGATTTATGCTCCAAAAATTGCTACGCTAACAGCAACCGCATCAAACGCAGAGCCATCTACTGGATAAAAAACAGCAACCCTAGCACCAGTAGTCATATATGTATTTGCAACAGTTTGACCAGTTGTACCCAACATTGCACCGTCACGATTAGTGTTATTTTGAATACGAGCAGTTCCAGTAATTGCATAGTTTGCATTAGGCATGGCGGTAGTGAAATTAACTGTGTAGTCTCCTGTGCCGTTGTCAGTAATGCTAGACACATTAAACGAACCGTTAATAGCTACTGTGCCAGTTCCGTTAAAGTTTACCCATGCTTTAGCAATACCAGTCATTCCGTTCTGTGTTGCAAGAACTCCGCTACTGTCATTTAGTGTTGAGATTGTAAGTGCGCCAGCCATAATATTTTCCTTAGACGATTACCCAAACTGAACCAGTTGGAATTGTTACTGTAGCACCTGTATCAATAGTGATAGGGCCTGCACTTGAAGCGTTTTTACCGCTAGGGATTGAGTAGCTTGTAGTTACATTTTGACCGTTTAAGTTAAAGATTTGGTCGCTACCACCACCTGTTGCGCCACCACCTAATGCACCCCAAGCACTTGTACCATAACCTTCGTATAGGCTAGTTGTGCTGTTAAAACGAATCATTCCTGTTACTGGGCTAGGTTGCTGTGCAGTAGTTCCTACGGGAACTTTAACTGCGCCTGTGCTAGTAAATGAAGCTGTACCACTAGCTGTAAAGTTAGTAAAAGCACCAGTAGAAGCGGTAGTTGCGCCAACAGAAGTACCGTTTACAGTTCCACCCGTAATTGCTACAGCATTAGCGTTTTGTGTAGACATAGTGCCAAGACCAGCTACAGAAGCGTTTACTTGACTTACGGTTGCAGCATCGGTAGACGCTATTCCATCTGCTAACCCAGTAATGCGGTTATTACCCATTTTAAGGTTGCCAGTAGCCGTTGTTTGACCGTCTGCGGCTAATGAATCAGTAAGGGCAGAAGCAATGTTTGTAAGGGTGCTATTAGCCCATGTACTAGATATAGTTGTGCCAGTTACTACTGGATTACCAGCAGGTAAGGTGTATGTACCTGATCCGTTTCTACTCATTTATTGCTCCTCTTTCATAGCGCCTGCTCGCATCATTGCAGCTAATTGATTGACATCTGATTTTCTCATCTTAGTAGCACCATATCTTGCACCAACAGCACCAGCGGTTAAACCTAATCCTATAGGGCCACTTACTGAGGTAGCCAACAAGGGCAAGATAGAGTTTACTGAACTTGTTGGGGCAAATTTGCCATAAATACGCAAAATTTCTTGAGTTTTTGTACCTTTAGCAGCTTGTTTAATAGCAGCTTGTTCTGCTTTTGTAAACAAACGCATTTTCTTTTCGTTTTTAGCTAATTGACGCAACTGTTTAGATAATGAATTTTCTGCGCCTGATGCACTAAATTGTGTTTTTTCTAAATCAGCTATTTCAAGCATATCTGTAAATATTTCAGATTTGCTCATTTTTGCGTATGTATCTCTAGCTTTTTTCCAATCTGTTAAACCTTGTTTATTACCGCCAATAACAGATGATTCAGGAATGTTGGCTACATAATCATCAAAGTCAGATTTAAGAATAGTTGCAATTCTGCGTTCATCCGAATCATCACTCTTTTGTGCGATTTGAATAAATTTACGCAAAGTGCTTAACTCTGCAAAATCTTTAGGAATAGCAGCATTTTGCATTTCTTCAAGAGCAACAGCAACTTTTGGCATTAATCTTGCGTCATAACCTTCAGAGCGTAAATCTTTACCTACGCTTTTCATCATATTAGAAAAATATTGTGGGTTTAATTCAACGCCTGATTCTTTGGCTTGTTTAAATAATGTAGCAGATTGCGTTGCTAAATCATCTATTGATGGGGCAGATTTACCAATCCCTGCAATGTCAATTCTAGGCTCTCTACGCAATGCTTCAGCCATTTTGTTGGTTACTGGTTGTGCTATTTCAACAGCTTTTTCGGCTATTGGCCTTGCAACATCTATACCACGCTGAATAACAGGCTGTACAGCTTCTTGAATCATTTGACCTTCATTACGCAATGCGTTTGCCATGTTTCTACCAGCAGGAATTACTGATTCTTGGATAACAGGTCGAACATTTGGTGCTTGCTGTATAACAGAAGGAATTGCGCCAATATTACCTAAATATGGCGGTATTTTTGTTGCTTCAAACGCACTACCAATGCTTTCTAAAGCACTTTGCGATACAGGTGAAGATGGTCTGTAACTAATATTTTCTCTTGCTTGTTGAGCGTATTTTTGACCTAACTCAGCAGGTGCTTGACCCGTTCTAATAGCTTCAGGAATGCTTCTAGCAACCCCATACGCTTGCGACAATGGCTCAGTAACCATAGATGCAGCTACGGCTGTAGGAACTTCGTATAAGGCTTTTACCCGATCCATCATATTGACGGGTCTTGCAGGTGGCTGTGCGTTTACTGCATTAGGTCTTTCACCTACTAAAGTAGGCACATCGGTGTTAATAACATTGCCACGATTTTGTTCAGTAGGTTGAAATTTTGGTTTTGGTAATTTATTTAAAGCAGCAGCCATTTGCTCCCTTGACATTCCGTCAGGCAGTTCAACTGGACCAATTCCAACAACATCAATTATTGGCATAAATTATTCCCATTGACCAGTTTGAAGATTATAGCGTGGCATAGCTGGCTTAGAACCACCAACATTAGGTTGGGCGGTAGGATTAAATGGTTTAACACCTGCTTTTTGTTGAGCAGCAGCGTAACCTTTTGTCATAACATCTCTTAATTCATTTGCAGCTTCAACAAATTCTGCTGGCGATTGTTGTAAAGACATTCTGTTAATAGCGGTAGTAGCTTTTTCACCTTCAGCTTCACTAATTGCACCAGTTCCACGCAATGAATCAATTGCAGCCAAAAATGATTTTCCTTGAATTTCTTTAAATCTTGCTTCAAAATTTTTCCAATCAGACCCTTTGATGTAAGCAGTTGCACCAAAACCTGATGCCAAAGATGGAAAGCCAACGGCATCATTAAATCCTTTATGTGGCTTTACTTTTCCGTAAACAAGATTTCCTTGATCATTAACAGTTGTATCGCCAATCATTCCAGTAATTGCTTTTAATCCACTATTAACTGTATTTAATGCAGTAGGTAAAGCGGCTTGTGCTTCAGTTTGTAATCTATTCTTTTCTTTTTGTGTTGCAACCCAAACCTCTTGTTCAGCTTTAGATTTAAATATAGGCATAACTTCTTGCTGTGGCATTTGTGATGCTACATTTTGCTGTGGTAGGGGTTGATTTGGAGCAAGAATTGGACTGCCTTGATTTATAGTTCTATAAGTTGTTGGGGTAGGTTGTGCGGGTGCAGGTGCGCTAATAGGTACACCGCCACCACCAGCAGTCATGCCTGTATTAAATTGTAAATTTGCACGTGAAATATCTTGTTCGCCAGCCCGTAAATTTAAACTTGCTCGTTCATAAGCAGACATTTCAGGCTTAACGCCACCAACTCTGAAAGAACCAATTGGGTCGTTTGAATTAGCATCATAAACACCTTGCTTGGTTTTGCCTGTTTTTTCGTCTGTGTATTCTGCTTTTTCCCATTTAGGTTTTTTAAATGCTTCTGCTGCCAAAAATGGCAACAAAGCTCTAGCTTGTGGCGATTGCATATTTAATGCTTCTGCATATGCTAATTTTGGATTAGCTTCTATTGCTGGTCGTGCATCTATAGTAGCCGTAGGCATAGGTACATTTTGACCTGCGCCAGTCATTCCGTATGGGCCAGCCATTTCGGTTACTTGTTCAGGAGTAGCAGCTCTACCACCAAACACATTCATTAATCTTTGGGTTTCTTGAACACCTTGCTCACGCAATTGTTTGGCTAAATTTAATTGTGCTTGCTCTGCTCTTTCAACACCTCTTTGACCCATGTACAAATTTGCTAAATTACCAAGGTTTTGAAATATGCTAGGGGCAACATAACGACCACCAACCATTTGTGCTTGTGGTTGTTGCGCACCTTGTTGCATAAGCATTTCAGCCATCTTTTGCTGGCGTAAAATCTGCTGCTGTTGCAACATCTGTTCGGGGTTTAATGATCCAATATCAGCCATGGTTAACGATCCAAAGAATTGGTTTGTACTGTATCAGGCATTATTTCGCTGTAATCCGTTATAGGCGCAGGTTTAGTTGGGTCTTTTTTACGCAACATCATTGCTAAAGCCATTGGGTTCATGCCACCCTGACCTTGCCCCATTTGATTAACCAATTGGTTTTGCTGTGCAAGTGCCGCTGCTTGATTAGCTTGTTGCTGACCAAAGTTTTGGAATACGGGTTGCAATCCGCTTACATCTTGCATTGGCTGCATTGCTCGAATATATGGGTTCATAATTGTCCGTAATCTACAGCTTTATAGCCGTTATCAAGGGTTATTACAGCATTAGGATACTTAGCCTCTACTTCGTGTGCCATCACGCCTGTGTGCGTTCCATGACCTGCTAGTAGGTGATCCTTGTATTCAGGCTTGTACTCGTATGTATATACGGGTAAACCATTAGGCAACCAAGCAATGTGCTTAATGTTTTCTTTAGTGCGAATATCAGACATAAGTGCTGCACCGCCAAGGCTAAATAAACCTTGTGTCATTGCGTTGTTAGCGGCATTTTGAGCGTTGGAAGCACCTAATTGGGCGTTGTAGCCCATTTGCGTTGCGCCCAAAATATCAGCACCAGCCGTATTGGCTTGCATAGCAGGGTTTACAAAAGTAGGGCCTTGAACTTGCGCTCCAGTTCTAACAGCACTTAATGTGTTGAGTGGCTCGTTACGCAAATAGGCTTGCTCTTGCAAAGCAGATTGACGAGCTTGTTGACCAACGCCAAAACCTTGCGTTGTAGCGGCAGCTAATAAGTCATTCTCACGCTGGGATTGGCTCATCATGGCTCGTTTATAAGCCTCTGAACCAATTGGAATACCTCTATTAGCCAAATCAACGCTTAATGCTTCACGACCTTGCTCGATTTGTGGGGCAAGGCGTTGCATATACGCTTCTTGGTACGACTGGCTAGGATTAAATCCTGTAGTCGGTAACTGGCTTACATCAAATGGGTTTTCCAGCATATTGCTGACATAACCCAAGCCTTTTTCAGTTAATTGTCCAAGACCTAAACTGGCTCGATTTTGGTAATCTAAAAGTTGTTGCTGTGCAGGAGCAAGAGATTGCGTGGCAGACCAAGTAGGATTGCCATAGGGGTCTTCACCTGCAATCTTATATTCAAGCGAACCATAAGGCGTGTATTGGTTTACACGATTGGCAGCAATATTCGCACGGGCAGCTTCTAAGTTGCCTTGCGCAGTTTGTTGTGCCGCACCAGCGTAATCGGGTGGCGGTGGCGCACTAGCCGACTTTCCCATATCTTTCTCCTAAAAATCTACATTTGTCTTTTGACATTACAAAAAACAACAAATCTCCAGTAGGAAAAACATCAAGTAATCGTGCTTGTTCCTCAAACCCCAATTTCTTGACAAACTCTACCGACTTGTCGTTACTACTTATTACTGGGGCAATTATCTTATCTACCCCCAATTGTACAAAAGGATAATGAAAAATGGTATGTAAATATTGCTTATTTAACCCTTTTTCTAGGTAAATATGGCAAGTTACTGACCTTTTATTAAAATCCTCATACCAAACTACTGATTCTATTTCATCTGTTACCCAGCCTATTGTGCTGGAATTCTCAGGTGTCCATACTGTGTTTAACTTTTGGGCGATAAATGGCCCCAATAAGTCTTTATCAAAACACAGCAATTACAGTACGCCCCCGTTTTCCATCACATAGTCGGTTGATGCCCAATGAAAGTCAATACCTTGCGATGCAACATTTATATTAATTGATCCAGCAAAGCCTGTTCCTGTAACCCCTTGCCAAAACTTAGTGGTAGTTAAATTGCCACCCCAGTTAGCGTCATCCCATATACCTGTGTCCCAAACACCAATATCTAATGTGGCAGGATTAAAGGCTATTTGATTGGTCAATGGCTGGGTATCAAAATCGGTGCTAATACCGCATAGAACAGTCGGTAAGCCGTTATCGGTCTGAAGGATAGGGCGTACTAGGGTAAAGCGTTTTAACTGTCCACGGCTGTCAAAATAGCTGTACGCTTGCTGTGCAGTTGCAACAATATTTGAGCCGTTATCAGAAAGCTGGGTATAGAACTCGCCAACATATCCGTCAGCACCAAAGAAAATCCTGTTATTTCCCGATACTTCCCAGCAAATAGCGTTTATCCCTGTAAATCTAGCCCAAGACTTAGTAATGGTGTGCATTACATACTGCTCAAAGCCTGTGCCAGTAGGAATATTTAAAATCAGCATATTTTCACTAGCAAAATAGTTAATTTGCCAGCCAAATTCTGCATAGAAAACCGTTGCCGCTTGGCTTACCGCAAAATAAATCTTATCGGTTAGGTTAATTCGTGGGTCTAAGCGTGACGATTGCAATGCGCCTGACATTGGCACTAGGCCGTCTTGGGTTAATAGCAGTAAATCACCACCAAACTTAAAGAAACACCTACGGCTAAAGGTTTGACCTAATTGCCATACGCCAACTTCACTCCAATTTGTAGGATCGCTAGGGTTTGTACCCTTATAAACGATGACTTCACCCATACTTGTAACAAAAGCGGATAAATCGTCTACCCCGTAACCAGCGTCTAAAGTCCATGTACCCATTGCTTGCAGGAAACCGCCTGACCTTGCAATAGCCCCTAATGGGAAGTCTAAAGCTGCGCCAGCAATAGATTCCACATTCAAATACCAAAAGGTCATGCTGTCTTTTTGTACGAAAAAAAGCCTGTTTTGGCACATATTGACATTAACAAATGTGTTACTGTTTACGCCTGTTATGCCTAAAACACTATAAGTGCCAACTACGGTAGCGTTTGCCGCAGGTGCGGTAGCCATCGTATAAGTAAAGGTTGAAGCACCTGTTACGGTAATGACATAAGTACCGTTGTAATTGGCTTCTGTTGCGCCTGTAATGGTGACACGGTTTCCTGTTACTAAGCCATGCGGTGAAGCAGTTGTTAGGGTAGCCGTCAGATTACCTGCACCGCCTCTTGTAATGGTACTAATAGTCTGTGCGGTAGATGTAGTAGCCATCCTAAACCAGCGTGTACCGTCATAAACCATTGCCGAATCTTGACCGTTTACAGCAATAATAAAGTTACCGCCATCGGTACTAATCATGCAATGCTGGAATCTGCTATTAGCCAGCCCTGTAAATGCAACAGTAGCAGTAGAAGTTGATGCGTTATATATCGTTCCGTTGGCTACGGCAAAAAGGGTATTTGTGCCATCATATCCAGCGTAATTCATTAGGGTTTCTACTTCCCCCGTAATGCCTATGGATGCTCGTGAATAGCCTTTTCTAAGGGTCACATCGGTAGGGGTAGGAAAGAAGTTAATTAGTTGCACCGCATCTAACGGTTGCATTTCAGCTAAAGAATCCCTTGCGTTCCAACCACCAATAGGGGAAGCTAACGATGTAGTTCTAGCCGAGAACTTTTTAGCAACCGCCATGTTACAATATCCCCATATCTATGTTACGGGGATATTTATGGAACAATGGCTGGATGTTGTTGGATTTGAAGATATTTATGAAGTTTCTGATCATGGCAGGGTACGTTCCAAAATAACTCAAAAATTTAAAAAGATTACTTTTGCAAAAGACGATGGCAGACCATATTTGAATATTTGGAAATTTGGTCAACAAAAAATTGTAAGACCTCATAGATTGGTTCTTGAGGCTTTTGTAGGAAAATGCCCTGAGGGAATGGAATGTTGCCACAATGACGGAAACCATCAAAACAACCACATTAGCAATCTTCGTTGGGACACCCCAAAAAATAATTCTGTCGATAAAATTAGACATGGAACTACCAATCGTGGTGAGCGTTGCGGAACTGCCAAATTGACGCTTAAACAAGTTAATGCCATTCGAAAAGATGATCGACTTCAACGCATCATTGCAGAAGAATATGGCGTTAGACAAAGCGTTATTAGTCGAATTAAAAATGGCGTTTTGTGGCAACATGATTTTTAAACTATGACCCGTAATTAGTGTCGGGAATGTTAGCCCAACCGATAAGCACAGCACTTGGTTGTGGTGCAAAAGACAGGGTAGCAGAGCCTTTATCGTTTGCTTTAGCAATGCTCAAATAACGGCTGTAATCTTGTTGCAATGCAGTAGTATCAAACGACTTGATTTGGAAATACTTTAATTTAGTCAACAAGACAATAATTGAATCGTCTAATACGCTTGTGTCAGTATCAACTGTAAAGCTGTTCTTGACAGCACCAGCGGCACTTCTTACCCATCCTTTAGAACGGTATTCAAAGCCTAGATATTCAAGGGTGCTATATGGTGGCCAAATCTCAAACTGATTGCCAAGAATACGCCAACGAACCCGAGGGCCTGTTGAAATATAACCCGACTTGAGCCATTGCCATTGCTGTGCATCAACAGGGCCAAGCATTTGCCAATGCTTTGTCTTATCCCAATGCGTATTATCGGTAATGGTTTCGTAGTCAGGCGGCAAGGGGTAAATGGTTTTGCTAAAAGTAACTGTGCCGCCTACCGATGTTGCTGAAGATAACTGGGTTGTATTTAAGCTATTTGCAGTAAGAACCGTATCAACATAAGTATCTTGGGGAACACTTGTACCAACAATAGAATAAGTATTGTCCAAACCTGCGGTACTTGGAATATTGCTTAATAGATAGCTATTATTCGTTGTATCGCAGGTTGTGGTGATTGCTGTGGTGTAAAACCGATATTCCAGCTCCAATGCTTGCCAATTGTGTTCCTTAATTAAGTCGTACCCTGCACGGTTCATTAACGCAAGAATCTGCTGCACATCTTGGCTAGTGTTTCCTGCTACATAAGTAGGTACGGCTAAGTTAAGTTCAGCGGTGACTTGCTGCACCAATTCCAGCATTGTTGATGACATATTAGGCTTCCTCTGTGGCTACCGTTTTCGTTTTACGGGGTTTCTTTTCACCAACAGCAGCAAGTATAGTAGCCATTTGCTCTTGCATTAAGGCTAGCTTCGCATCTGTTTCTGCCTTTATTTTAGCAGTTTCTAGTTCCTTTTTGGCAAGTTCTTCTTTTAAAGCGTTAATTTCACTCTCACGCTTATCGGTTTCTGCCGCTGTTGTCGCTAGATTTAAAAATGCTTTTGCCTTGTCACGGAACGAATAGGGTGACATTCCTGCCATCATTCCCATGCGCTGTAACTGCTGATCTGAAGCATTTGCAATAGATTCTACCGTTTGGAACTTAATTGCCCTTAATTCTTCGGCTTGGCTTTTTGATATTAAAGGCCATTCCGCTACAGGCGTTCCAACTACTTCTTCGTCATGCGCTCCTTGTCTATTCATGTAATTAGCCCATTGAATAGGGAAACGCTGCTTATGGCTTTGTAGCGCATAAGTGTCGATTTCGGTTAGGGTATCGCCAGCAACGCAGATTTGCACAAAGTCAAAGTCTTTGTAAATTGGTCTGCCAGCATCTATGGATTCCTGCTCTTGTTGTACGGATTTCTTGTAAAAGCGTACTTGCAGGCGTGAATCTGCTCCTTGTGTGTCTGAAGGTAAAGCCATTTTTAAATCTCCTAAGGTATTAGGTAAAGTTAAAGGTAAAAGGGGCTACCGATTAAGGTAACCCCCTGTTTTTACTACATTTTGCTATTAAACACTAGCTTTGCTAAACCAAGCATAATCACCTGAAGCTACTGCAACGGCTGGGCTTAAATATGTACCAGCAGAAGGAGAAGCTACAAATGTGGAAGCATTGATAGAGCAAGTTGCTGTAGAAGCTGTAATAGCCGCATTAGCAACCGCTAATACATAACGCAAACCATCAGAGCCAAACACTTGTGAACCAAGTGGGCCATTGACAGGAACGCCAGTACCAGCAGAGTTAGGGTTAGTTTGGACTACATCATCCAAATTGATGCCCGAGGTAGGGGTAATGTTATATGACATGATAATTTCCTTTATTTAGTCAGTTGATTAAGTACCGCTCAAAATGCCTTGGAGTGAAGCGTTGGAGCAAGTTAAATTACCGGCCCAACCATACAGCTTCACGATTGCATCTTGGTTAATCGATTGACGCTCACCACCGATAGGAACGAAATTACGCTCTTTGTGTGGGCGGAAGAAGATGTAATTGGTGTTCAAGAGGTACATATACAATGCGTTCTCTTGTGCGCCAATACCACCACCTAGTACCACATCAGCAGACATACCGCCACCGTAGAACTTGAGGGATGCGAAACCAGCAGCACCTTCTTCTACACCAGCAATACGCTGGATAGCCTGCAATGACTCAACATAACGCTGATACAAAGTGTTACCAGCAATAATAAGGTCAACCTTATCATTACCACGAACAGATTTGATAGCAGCAGTTGTCATAGCAGCTTGGATCAATGCGGCTGTGTTAGCACCAGTTGTTGCTTGGTTACGCCAAAAAGTCCAGTTTGCACGGTTAATACCACCGTATGTACCAGTTGTTGGGGAAGTAGAAACAGCAGCGGCTAAACCTGTGATGTTCTTACCACCGTTACCAGTACCGTCACCATAAAGGTCGGTAGAAATACGGTTCAACAGACGGGCTTCAGAAACTTGCATACGACCATCCAACAGGTCGATGATTGCTTCTTTGCTGCTGTTTTGCAACATTTCTAGACCACTCATGGTTACTGAGTCAGCATATTGGGTAATGCTGAACTGAGCAGCCGAGATTGGGCTATCAGGAGTGATGTTCAAGACTTCGTAACCGCTATAGCTATTAGCATTGTTGGTTGCTGGGTCGTTGTACATGATTTCTTCCAAGATCACATTACCACCCGAGAATGGGCGAACATTACCTTTGGAATTAAGACGCTGAAGAATTGCATTGTTTTCTGTTAAGTTATCAGCCAATACTCCGCTACGACTTTGAATGGTGGTAGCGATAATATCGGTGATTGCGCTATTTGCGAATGCCATGATATTTCCTTTATTTAGTTAAGTTAAACCCGACCACCCTCTGCATCGGCCAAATTAGCCAACAGCAAGGATCGTCTATCCTTTGCATCTGTCTTAGACACTTGACCGCTAGGAGTAACGGATCGTGGACTAACAGCAGTTGCTTTAGCTTTAGCTACTTGCTGTGCCTTAGACGCTTGGGTACTAGCTGAACGCAAGAGTTTATCTTGTTCCAGTTTGTACGCTTCGTCATTCATACGCACCGCTTTGGCATAAGCCGTTTCTAGGTTTGGGGCTAAACCTCGCTCAAGTAGTTGAGCCATATCTTCCCGTACCATCTCAAAGTGCGGAAACCGCTCT